CCTACTAAGATTCGCCCAGCAAAGATTCGACCCGCTAAGAATCGAATTGCTTAAATTCACGTTGTTTAGATCGACCCCGCTTAGATTCGACCCGCTTAAATCGACACCGCTTAGATCCGCCATGCTTAAATTAGCACAGCTTAAATTCGACCCNCTTAGATCGACCTCGCTTAGATCAGCCTTACTTAGATCGGCCCTACATCCGCCATCCTTTCTAAGCCACTTTAAATGATCGGAAATAATTTTATCCAGAGGTATTCCGTTGAATATAATTTCAGAAGTTTTTCTCATATTAGTTCCTTTATTGATTATTGATGTCATCTAGAGCGACTTCACTTAGATCGACTTCACTTAGATCGACCCCTCGTAGATCAACCCAACGTAGATCTGAATCGCTTAAAATCGCACCTCGAAAAATTGCACCTCGAAAATTCGTACCTCTAAAATCGACACCGCTTAAATCCGACTCGCTTAGATCAGCGTTGCTTAGATTAGTCCACCGTAGATCTGATTCACTAAGATTCGCACCTTGAAGATTCGACCCGCTTAAATTTGCACCTCGCAGAATCACACCGCTTAGATCGACCTCGCTTAGATCAGCCCTAATTAGGTCAGCCCTGCAGCCGCCCTTACTATCAAGCCACTTTAAATGCTTGGAAATAATTTCAGTAAGTGGTATTCCATTGATTAAGACTTCAGAAGTTTTTCTCATATTAGTTCCTTTATTGATTATTGATATCATGATTCTCTAATAGTCTAACTGGCGTCCCAAAGGATTCAGATAATTCTCGTTCCAAGTCCTCCCATGTCCTTTCCTTTTCTAAAGAGTCCTCCCAGCGGCCTTGATTTAGCCAAGTAGAGGGGTTAGGGATATATTGACCGTTATCCTTTTGCCATTGCTTAGATGCCTTTTGATTCTCCAGAATGTCAATAATTTGGTCAATCGGAGGCTTTCCCTTTGCCCGCTCCCAGGATTTGCTAGCATCTAGCTTACCTATCTTTTTAGGGTAAGCCGTCCAGAACCGCTCAAAGTCTGAAGCGTCTTTAGGCTTTGTCTCTCGCTTTGGCTTATGCTCTTTTGGTGGCTCTTGGATAGGAGAAGCTTTGGATTTTTCCCATCGAGACACGGCATTTATACGATTAGTGTCAGACAGTTTTTCGATTTTTTCGATTTGGTCAGACATCCATCTAGGCATAGAATTTACGTCCATACGACTCCAAGCAGTAAGGATGCCACGTAGATATGTCGCCTGCTCTTGATCGCTCATCCCTAGAATGTCGCTTAAACCATCACTGACATAAAACCGAAAGTATGGCAACTTATGGTTCGCCATTTAGATAGCTCCTTAAATCGCTCCAGCTTACTAGCCATACCCTACTTCCCAAAGGCTTTTTAGCTTTAAGATACCCAGCTTGTATAGACTTCCATAGCGTCTGCTTTTTGACAGGACACCGTCTATCTTTTGTCCAGTCTGTTATCGTTTTCAGTTCATCATCTAGATTCATATCAAGACCTCATTGTTGTTGTTGAAGATATAACAAGAATNTAAACAAAGCTACTTCAAATGTAAAGATAAAAAATAAAANTAAATAAATNCATATGATATAGTACAAGTATATCTGTTTTTATGCGGTCGCATTACGGTCGCTATGCGGTCGCATTACGGTCGCATTACGGTCGCTATGCGGTCGCTATGCGAAATCATGCGACCTTATAGAATATGAATATGAATATGATTAAGAAAGATATGTATAAAAGAAATTGTACTACCGTACAATAAAGAAAAAGCGATTTTTCTTTGGGTGGTGGTTATCTTAAAACCTGTATGGACGCCCAAGGATACAAGTCAGAATAGCTCTATTTCCCTCATAGATTGGATTCTAGCCACTAAAACAGTGCAGGTAGAACCAATGTAGCACTGAATGTAAATAGAGCCTTAAAACGCATCGTAGAGGAAAGCACGAACACCAGGCTAGAGGGAAAACCCTACTTGACTTTTTTCCAACTATAAGCTAAATTTCAAATACTGAACGATCGAAGAGTTGCCCCAATTAGGCAGCTCTAAAGAGCATCACCCAAAATAGGTGGTGCTTTTTTTGTTGACATCATTATTGATAAATTCTATATTTAAAGAATAATTGGAGGTTCAACATGAACACCACGAGGTACGGATACCGCCTTTTTAAAGGAAAATCCAAAGCATACAGAATCGCTGTCTGCAAAGTCGTTATGAAGCACATGGCTCTTGGACTATCTTTTGCCAAAGCATGCGAAAAATTTAGGCTTAGAGGCTCTCATATTCATGAGTTCATTCATCAATATGGCCTAGCGGAAGAATACGCGAAAGCTAGAAACAAGATGTACGACGTGCTAGCTGAAGAAATTGAAGCCCTTACGCTTGCGCCTATTGAACGTGCTCCAGACGGAAAGCTAGACCCAACTGCACTAGGACAAAGGAAACTGCAAATCGAAGCTCGTAGATGGTATCTAGGCAAAGTTACCAAACGATATTCTGATAAATCTCAAATCGAACTATCTGGCGAAATTACACAGAACACCCGCATTGTACCGCCGTTTGCGGATAGATGATGTCAGATATAAACCTGGTACTTTCGTCTCCTAAATACGCCTGCCTTTATAAAAAAGAGTACAGGCATATAGTCCTAGTATCTGGACGTGGCACAGGCAAATCTTGGGCGGTTGCTGAATCAATAATATACCACACGCATGAGTTCAATTGTAGGGTATTTTGCGCAAGAACAGTTCAGAACTCGCTCACTCAATCCAGTTGGAAAACCATCAAAGACTGTGCTATAAGGCTTGGCGTATATGATGATTACGATTGGATAGAATCAAAGTCCACAATTAGATGCAAATTAACGACATCAGAAATCTACTTTGGTGGCATCGACAATGACCCGCAAAAGTTCAAATCCACAGAGGGTATCGACATATTCTGGTATGAAGAATCACAAACTGCAAGCCAAGAAGCTCTTGATATCATTTTCCCTACTATAAGAAAACAAGGCTCTGTACTTATTTGGACGGCTAACCCACGATTTGAACAAGACCCATTCTCTAGAACATTTCTGATAAATGATGTCAAGAGAGAAGATACAGTCGTTGTGAAACTTATCCCAGAGGACAATAAGTTTTTCCCAGATGTCATTAAAGCCGAAATGGAATATTGCAAGCGTACAGATTTTGAAGCGTATAGGCATATATGGCTTGGCGAATTTGCTTCTAGTTCATCTGAATCGCTTATCCAAATGGACGCTATTAGAGCTTGCATCAAAAGACCTATTGAGGATCAACCTTATCAAGTATTTGCAGGGCTTGACATAGGAGCAACTGGGGATCCAACGGCATGCTACATTAGGCAAGGGCGTAAGTTCATAGCTCTAAAAGAATGGAACGAAGCCGATCACAACAAGCTAATCGACTACGTTATTGACTTTCTAAATCAATATTCGGCAGCAATGGTAATGCCCGACGCAACAGGATTTGGGTACACTTTCGCACAGAACTTATCTGCAAGGTATGGGCAAGATAGAGTAGTGCCTATCAATTTCGGTCAATCAGCTTCTATGGGTGGATTCGCAAATAAGCGGGCGCAAATGGCAATGACGGTAAGGGACGCTATTGTAATGGGAGTTTCCTTGCCAGATGAACCTACTTTGATAGAAGAATTATCGACAATAAGAGCCTACAAAACGGCGTCCGATAGATGGCAGATAGAACCAAAGTCTGAAATAAGAAGTAGACTTGGACGCTCCACAAATTGGTTAGATGCTATAATGCTATCATATGCGATACCCGATAGGACAATGCTAAATGCAAATGCAACCATGCAGGCGTTCAATCGAATTAGCATAAACGCATCAGCCTGGTCAAATTAGTCTATTATAGTTTCTTGATAAATGATATGAATTTGCTTTTATACAAATAATATTGTATATTCAGTTCATATATTGGAGATATTGCATGGAAACATCAGAAGCCGAGCAACTATTAAAGCGTCTCAAAGACGAATATGATAGGGATGTCAAGGCGTTCTCTTCAGCAAGGGAGCGTATTGATATTGATTTGGCTTTGGCTATTGGTTCTGCAAAAGATCATTGGACTGAAAAGGATCGAAATAATCGTGGCGCACAACGTGCTGAATTAGCGATACCTGTTCTCAATAAATATGTAGATAAAGTTGTAGGTGGATACGCAGTTGCACCTTATGGAATCTTACTTTCATCAAAATCAAATGACCCGCAAAAGGCAGAAATTGCCAAGATAAAGACCGCCGTCATTCAAGGCATTGAGGAAGAATCTCAAGCTATAACGGTTTACATGGGTGCTTTGAAGCACGCTTCAGCCTGTGGTTATGGATATTTCTACTCAACAACTAAGGATATAGAGGGCGAAGTAAAGCCTTTTCTTGAATGGATTGATGACCCTCGCTTGGTTGTGTTTGACCGTAATTGCCGTAAGCCGGACGGTTCAGACGCAGAGCGTGCCTATTATTCCTCTTCTATGTCAATTTATGAAGCAAAGAGAATGTACGGTGAAGATGTCATGCAAGCTCATGGTAATGCCTGGATGCCAACAGCTCAGTACATGAAAGATTCTGAAGATTGCCAGTACGTTCAAATTTGGGAGCGTGAGTTTAAGGACGGAAAATTTGTAGGCGTTTCCTACTATCGAATTGTTGGAAATAAATTGGTGGATAATGGAATTATTTCCTGTAAACGTCTACCAATCCATCGAGTAGCTGGTCGCCTTGCAATGATTGGTAAGCGTCCTGAATTTATTAGCATCACTCACAATGCTAACGGAGCGCAAAAGCTCCTAGACTACGCTGCTTCCATGCTAGTTGAAAGACTTGCATTGTCACCTATTCCCGCATGGGTTGCACCTTTTGAAGCTGTACAGCACGACATGGCGAACTGGCAAAATTCGAATAAGAACAACGCTTCTATTCGTACTTACAAGCAATATACGCCCGACGGAAAGGGATTAAATGCGCCAGTAAGGGATAATGATGCGGTGCAGATTGCTGACGTAATGGGTGTGCTTACAGGGTTCACCGATTTCATTGATAAGATTGTAGGCGTACAACAAACTGAACGTGTGCCAAATGAAACGGCTGAAGCGGCACTACTCCGAAAGCGTGAAATGGAACAGGGTGAAGCCGAAATTTACCAACATTTAGCCGATGCCATTGTATCTTGCGGAAAAACATTGAACGAAATATTGACAGAAATTATCGTTAATAACACAATGATGACTGTAAAAGACAGTGGAGTTTCTAAGCGTGTAGAAGTCAGTCCAGAAATCTTTGCAATTGCCGATGAAAGTGTAAGTGTAGAAGCTGGTCCAATGGCACAGTCTCAAAAGAAAGAGAAACTAGCGCAAGCTATGGCCAGCCGTTCTATACTTGGTGAAGCAAGAGCCGATTTGGTACTCGGTCAAATTGCTGATAATATGGATAATTTAGATCAAGAAGTAGTAGAAGCTATGAAGACGGCAAGCAAACAAGCCGTCATGGCATTGACTGGTTCGAATGAAGATCCACAAATGATGGCTCAACAAATGCAAGCTACTCAAGATCAAGTGATGCAATTGCAAGAGCAATACAACCAGGCTAATCTTTACATTCAACAACAAGATGCGAAAATATTTGCACTTGAACAGAATGCAGACGCTACCATTGTCAAGGCTCAAATGGACAATGAAACGAAATTGATGATTGAACGCATTAAACAAGCGGGTGCAGATGAACGCCTGCAAAAAGAATTGATGGCAGAGTATGACGCTAAACAGGCGGAGTACATTGTCAAGATTGCCGAAGCTCAAGCCAAGCAACCGAAATTTGAATTGATTGAAAATGCAAGACCAGATTACAATGCAATCGGTGGAATGCGTAACAATTTTATTCAATAACCACACTGGGAAAGTGGTGTTTATTTCCCATAGGAGTCAAGAATGGAACCAATGGATCAAGTCCAAGAGGTGATACAACCGCAACCAAGTGTTGAAAATGTTGAAACAAGAAACGAGGTCAAAGATGTCTCTAATTATCTTCAAGAAGCTACTGAAGAAAATAAAGGTGACAAAAAAGATCAAGTTTCAATGCAGGACGGTGAGAAAACTGGGGAACCTGTAACCCATGACCAGACAAAGCCTAGCAAATATGACCGTGAAATCGCACGCATGACACGCCAAAAGCACGAACTGCGTTCCGAAATGGACAAATTGCGTCAGGAATTGGACGGTTTGAAGAAGCCAAAAGAGCAAGCCAAGGAACTTAAAGCTACTGACTTTGCAACCATTGATGATTATATTGCCTATCGAGAAAAATTATTGATAGATAGAATCACCAATGAGCAAAATAGTGCTTTAGAAACTCGTAAGAATGCAAGCCAACAAATGCAGTCTTGGGAACAAAAGATATTGAGTCATTTTGATACCGAGGAAAAGCTACAAGAATATGGAGAATCCATTAGTGAGATTCAACCAATGCTTGAACACCTCCCAAAAGAAGCTCAAACCTTTATCTACAATTCTGACGTAGGTGCGCCTATTCTAAAATGGTTTGGAGATAATCCACATCAATTAGAAAGATTCTTGAGTGAGCATCCTTGGAAACAACCTCAAGTGCTTCTATCAATTGAAAACTATCTCACCAAACAGTATTCAAGATCTATTGGTGGTTCTGATCCGAGTGGACAGGCTACCGAAACCAGCCAAGCCAAGCCACAGCCAAGAGCAATCGGTACGGTGCAAGCTGGTCAAAGTAACAGTGCTTCAAAAGATTCTGATTCAATTGAAGACATTCTAGCTCAAATAAGGAGCAGGAGATAATATCATGGCATACGAAAAAATCACTACCCAAATGCGTAAACAACTTGCCGTCATGCAAGACACGCTCACAATTTCCACACCAGCTTGTACAAATGCAAATATGTCTTTTGACGGTGCAGAGCGTGGCAATGGTTTGTCCACCAATGCGACCGCACCAGATGCAGGCATCGTTACGGCTGGTGCTGTAATCAATGCTGCAAATGGCGATGTCTCTCAAGGTCTTGAAAAGACTTTAACCCTTGCACAAAACCACATCCACTTGAAAGTTAATGCGGTAGATGGTCAATTAGATTTCAAGGATGATAGTGAAACACGTGGATTACGAGTACAGCAACTTGCAAGTGCCATGCACAAGCTAGTAGTAGAAAATATTGCTACTAAGGGCGCATCGGCTTCCGTTGCCGCTGCAAGCTACGAAATGAAAGCCTTGGCACGGGGTTCGGGAATCTTGCAAGCTCTCCGTGGTGCGGTCAATTTGAAGGGCTTGTTTAACCCGCTTGCCTTGGCTGACATCATGGACGATAGCTTCAAAAAGTTTTTGCCTGTAGAACAGTCTCGAAAGCTCTACGCTGAATCTTCTTTGGGTAAGTACGCTTTGACAGACTACTTCCAGACGCCAGACCTTGTACCTTATACCTGGACGGCAGGCACTTGGGGAACATTGACTTGCGATGTCACCTTTACTAATGGCGTTGCAAGTGCAATTACCTTGAAAAGCAATACAACCATGTCTGGTACTTTGCAGGCTGGCACGCCTTTGAAAATAGGCGTGAACATTGTGGATCCACTAGGTAATGATTCAGGCGTCGCCTATGTTGCCTATGTTGCGTCTGACGTGGCATTGTCTGGTACTTCTATTTCTGTTCCTTTGACTACCCCAATGTACAATAAGGGTGGATTCAAAAACGTGAACACCTCTGGGAATATCACAGGTGCAAGCGTTACACCATTATTGACAACCGCTAAGAAGTATGCACGTGCAATCATTTACACGCAGGCTACTAATCTTTTCCGCCAAGCTGAATTGCCTACTCTTATCAATAAGAGTGTTCAAGCAGTTGGAAGTGGAACAGATGGTATTCGTATGAAAATGACTACCGATTCTTCTTTTGATAACTACACATCTATGATGCGTATTGATACCTTAACAGCTCAAGAATTGGCGTACAACCAATGGGCGCATACGGTATTCTTTGATATCACAGGTAGCTATTAATAGTTAGATTTAGGGGAGGGTAACAGCTCCCCTTTTTTAAATATTGAGGTAATATGTCCACAACTAGGAAAATCATTTTAGACGCTTTCGTATTCGGTGGCATATCGCAAGACCCAGATAATCAGCAGGTCGCAATAGCTTTAGATGGATTAAATTCCATTCTAAATCAATATAATGCAGACAAATTATTCCATTGGCTTATAAATGAAATTTCATTTAGCCCTACGAGCTCTTCTATTACCATTGGTGATGGTGGAGATATTGATATTGCACGTCCAATTTCAATAGATAAAGTCTATGTAAATGTTGGAACTGAATTATACATGGAAGTCCAACAAGTAGCATTCCAAGATTTGCGAAACTACTCTAATGGTTCCTCTGGTTATCCTACTGTATTCTCTTATTCTGGATATCCATTGGCTACAATTAACTTTGACGTTGCACCTAGTTCGGAAGTACGCCTATTCATTCGACCCGCTTTTGAATTATTGACAATTGATAGCATGTTAGAAATGCCCCCAGAATATGAGACTCTAATTCGTTGGGCATTGACTACGCATATTTGTAGAATCTATTCCTCTCCTAGTATTGAGATTGCAACAAAGGCAAGGGACGAAGAGCTGTCCAGGATCATGCAGGCAAGCTACAATAGAACGCCTGCGACTTTCCAAAATCGTTCTTTTCGTACTGACTTCTACAATTTAGGTTGGAACTAATGGAACAGTACATACCCATTAGTGGAGGAACTTACATTCACCCAGATAAGGGTGTTAGTAGGCAACTATGCCAAAACCTATACCCATCTAATGTAGAGGGCGGTGGCAAGGTTGAACGTGTATTGATTCCAAGCGAGGGTTATTCTACTTGGCGTACTATGCCGGACAATGGTTCAACGCTTAAAAAGATTCGTTGTATCCATTATTCAAGCACTGGCGTTAATGGAGAGCAAACAGTATATGTAGCGACCGCAAATGCCATTTATAGAGTTACAGCGTCCACAACTCCTAATGATGGTATATTCAAGTGTGGTGATATCCAAGAGGGTTCTAGCAGCGTTTATATGGCTGACAATGGATTCGATTTGCTTATAGTAGACGGTGCTTTAGCTTATAGCGTTTCATTGACTGCGCCACACTTGACGGTAGCTAGCACTTGGAGAATAGTGCCTTTGCCTACAATTTCAGGAATTCCTATTAAGCCTTCTAGAGTAGTATTCTCAGCTCAAAGATTCTTTATTGACTCAGGAAAGAATCAAATCTTCTATTCTGATTTGGCATCTACAACATTTCAACAGGAAAGTTTTGTATCGGCTGAATCAAATGCCGATTACATTCTTTCAATGATATTGGTTAGCGATAATATTTTAGTTCTCGGCTCACGTTCTTTTGAATATTGGTCAATTGACGGAGAACCTCTACAATACCTAAATGGTTCACCGTCTGAAATCGGTATCATGGCTAAGGATTCCCTAGCATCTATTGGAGATTTTGCATATTGGCTAGCGTCTTCAGACTCCGGTAGATTCTCTGTAATGTCTTCAAAAGGCGGTCGCCCTATTCGTATTTCAGACGATGGCATTGAGACTGTTATTGAGGGATTGATACAACCGTCTGGTGCTACTGGCTTTTGCTTCTATAACAAAGGGCATCTATTCTATGTCTTAAATTTTGTTATTGACAAAGTAACTCTAGTATATGATGCTTCTACACAGCAATGGCATTCTAGGGTGAATATCCATCAAGATACTGGCATAACATTATCTTGGCAGCCATCATGTATCACGTCGGCTTACAATGGCATTCTACTTGCAGGTTCAGGCGATACGCATGAATTATTTGTTGTTTCTAGCAATATTAAAAAACACGGTGAGCAAAATATTGTTCGTAAGTGGGTTACTCCTATCATTTGGGATAATCTTGGTCGCTTTCAAGTTCGTTCCTTGCAAATGGATATTAGCTCTGGGACTACAATATACACGGTAGACAATGGAGAGGGGAACGTAGAGCCAAAGGTATTATGTCGTTTTAGTGTAGATAATGGGTACACTTTTAATGACCAAACTGAACGGAGTCTAGGCAAAATGGGATACTATGGAGCTCAACCTCCATTGTGGATAAATCTTGGAATCTTTAGGGCGTTAGTTGGTGAATTCATTATTAGTTCTGACGTGGCATTTTCTATTCGTGGCTTGAAAATGATTCATGAAAAAGCGGGTGGAATATGAACTATGTAAGTGCTCTATTTGCAAATTTCCAAATCACTGATAAAGACTTTCCTATGGCATGGGCAAATGTAGTTCGTGCTATAAAAGGACGCTGGGGGGACGGTGATTTCAAACCCGTTTACAATGAATCTTGCAAGTACAGGTATATAAGGGATGTTTGTTTCTTTTCATGGGAACCAAAGGTTCGGGGAAATGTCAATATTGCACTTCCAATTCCATGCCTAAGAACTAGCATTCTTTACATTTTAAGTGATGGAATATTGACAGCAAAAGCTATCTTTAGTTTAGATGACGTTGTTAATATTGACATTTCAGGTAATCATGTAGTAATATCAACAACATATGAGGGCGTGCCAAAGAGCACACTTTAAGGAGTGAATATGTCTGGTTTTTGGGGTCGAACAGGGCGTAAGAGCCGAAACATGGGTAAAGATTTTTATACCCTTGGTGCGTCTGGTCAAATAAATGCACAGAATAAAGCTCTCAAAGGTCAATTATCTGATATTGATAAGCAAAAGCAAGAATTGATAGGTCAGAATACTAAGGAACTGAATGATATTTCCAACACTTTTGACCCCTGGACTGCAAATGCAAGTGAAGATTTCAACGCCTATCGAACGCAGGCTGGACGTGACCTTAGTGAATATGAATATGATCCTTGGCAAGATTTCGACTTAGCAAGTGCTGATAAATATATTGATCCAGAATTAGAAGCGATTACAAAAGATGCCATTAGCGACATTGAGGGGAGTGCGGCAAACCGAGGTATGTTGTTTTCAGGCAAGACAGGAAAGGATATTGTAGCAAAGTCCTCGCAGATTCGATCCGATGCACGTCAAAAGGCAATTGATTTAGCACGTCAAGATTGGACACAAAAACAAAACTATGGAATGGGTGCAAAAAATCAAGGTTTGAATTTGCAAAATACCCGCTTGAATAATTTACAGAATTTATCAAATATTGGTCAAAGTGCTGTGAATAATTCTTTCACATCTCGACAAAATGCCAACAATGTTTTTGGCTCTAACATGGCAAATTTGAATAGTTCTGCAAGTCAGTTGAATGCTAATCTAAACTCAGCCCCAGGTTTTGGCACTCAATTCTTGCAAGCATTGCCATCACGGATTCAAATGGCTAAAGATATTGCATCTATGAGTAGCGGTGCAACGACCCCAAAGAAATAAGGAATAAAGATGAACCCTATCGACTTTTCTATCGTACCACGTTCTACAATGCAAGCAAACAATAACGCCCTCTTTGCATCCCAGCGTGCATTAGGAGA